GCCATGACCCTCCCCGCCCTTTAGTCTCGTCATCTCCTCGTAAATATCTTTGTTCTCAATGTTCTCAGTGCTTCGGTAATTGAGAGCGGGTTGAAATGGGCTGATCTTCTTCGTGTCAATCGGCTCTCCCAACGCTGTGAATTTGTTCTGTACCTCTTCACCGAATTGCTGGGACCATCCTTTTCCGGTCATACCATATTTCACGCGAATGGCATCGAGTACGCTACGAATCTCTTTCTCCATTTCAGGCTTCATGATTTGCCCAGCTAACCCAGAGAAGGGCAGCAGGGTGGTGGCACTTTGCTCTAACCATGATTGTGCATACCTCTCTGGGTCAGAGAATACATTAGAGACTCTAGCTAAACCTGTCAGGACGGAACGACTACCTAAACTATTGGCAACAGCTATTGTCATTGCACTGGCCACGCCTTCAACGATGCTCCTATCTTCTTCGCTCATCTCTGGTCTGGACATTAGCTCGCCAATGTCAGCCATCATGCCAAACATGGGGGCCCAAGGATCGAACCTTCTAAATTCAATTCGTTTATCACCGATCTTGAATGAATAGGGAATATTGCCAGCAGCCCTCCAAACACGGGCTACTTCAGGATCGGAAGGGCCACCACCGACTAGAAATCCATTTGCATATGCTATGTACCCCATAGACATGAAAGTTGCCCCCGATGCTAATCGACCATGAAGGTCATCCGCTGCTGTTCCGCCAGCTTTTAGGGTTTTAATTACTGCTTCATTCTGTTCGGTTAGTAACCTTATATTGCTGTAGCCTATTTTCCCTAGTTCAGCCCATGCGCCAACTGTCCTATCTAGCAGATGGGCTACAAGATTGGTGGGGGTTCGGACGAAGGGGACAATCAGCCGGAACAGGGGGAAATCATTCGCTATTTTCTGGAAAGTTCCAAAGAACTTTACTAGGGTGTGCCGTTCAGGATCATTCAGTGATTGGGTCCATGTGGCCTGTCTTGCATACTGGATGGAATGATCCGCTAATGCCCCTAGTTCTGGATCAAATTTTGTAGCCGCATCGGTCTTATATTTTCTCACTTCTTCTCGTATCAACTGCTCTCTCTGCGCTGGGGCCAGGTCTGGTTTACTATCCGCTACGTCTACAGCATGTGTATAGGCTTTCTGGGAAACAGTTTGGTTACTGTAGAATTGGCCGTCAGCAATTATCTTCTGGAATTGCTTCTCAACCCATGCGCCGTTCCCAGCACTATTCCCAAATTTCTGGAAGGCTTTTTCTGTCAGCGATGCGTAGGCCATAGCCCTGTAATTTAGCGTCCGAAAATACACATCAGAAGTCAGTAAGAAAAGTGACGGCGCATTTATGATCTTACCTATATAGTTTCCTACTGGATTATCGAATCTAAGAGCCCGCTTCGATTCTCCCGGCTTTCCTGTCGCCCCAAATTCTATAGTTCGGTATAACGGATCGAGAATATCTTGTTCTGTTTTGAATGCTACACCAGCAGCTTTTAGGGCTTCCGTGTTCTGCTTATAGAGATAAGAGAACATCGCTATTCCCTGCTGCATTTCATGTGTATCAAATTTCAGCGCGCCACCTGCCACCTTCTCCCCAATCAAGAAGAAGGTATTTAGGGCATTAGATGTAGCATTAATAGCATGAGTAACGGGACCACTGAGAATACCATTCATCCAATATTCTATAAACCGTTGCGTTCCAGTAGGATTGTCTGCCAGCCACTTGACTCCAGAAACCTTATTACCCAGCTTGACCGCATTTTGGTAGCGGCGAATATTAGATTCCAACATCCGTCTTCCCAGGTCTATGTTTCCCCCGCCAAGTCTCGTAACATATTCGGTAACGAACTCATCGTCTTCCGAAGCACGGAGCGTATTTAGTATGTCTCCCTTTTCTAAAACGGATGGTGGGGTTTCCCGTTGAGCAGAAAGAAGTTGTCCTATTTTTTCTTGATTCCGTTTAGTTATCTTTAGTAGGTTTTCAGAGTTCTTACGGGCCAAATCAAATCGAACCATATGATTTAGGGTTCCCCGTGTCCCTCCACCTTCGTCCGCCAACTCTGCAACTACGTCACTATAGTCGCCTACCATTCCCCTAAGACGCATCTGTTTAGCGGCAGCTTCACTCAGTTGGTCACTCATTTCCAATTGGGCGATCTGCTCTTCAGATAAAGGGTCTATCCCTAAATCCCGCATCATTGCATTGTTTTCATGAACTTTAGCTTTGATTTCTTGGTGGGATAAGCCCTCAAGTTTCTGTAGTTCTGCCAGTGTCTCTGGGTCTTCAGCCCGAATAATTGTTTTAATAGTCTTTGCGTGGGTCTTGACCCAGTTCTCCCAATTAAATAGTGCTTTAGGCTTCCCCGCTGGTGTATCACCACGGGCAGGGTCAGGTGTAGGAACTTCATCCCATCCTTCGGGCACTCCTTCAGGCGACACATCATCTGCGTCCGCTGTTCGGCCCGTATCGTCAGGTGGTAGTTCTCCTCCCCCTCTTTCAGTCCTCGCTTCTCCTTCCCCGCCAATTTGCCTCGCATCCCCCTCCCCACCAATTGCGCGGGGATCACCTTCACCCCCTATTTCACGACCATCTTGCAATCGTGCTGTACCCTGGGTGGGTTCGGTAGCATCTAAGACTTCATTTGCTCTCGCTTCCCCACCATTGATTTGCTCGTCCAGATCAACCGCCAGATCATCTGCCTTCCCTTCTGCTCTGCCACCTTCTACATCATCTAAATATCTTTCTTTAACCTCCTCGATTGTCACTTCAGGATCAGCCCCTGTGGCCTTACCTTTGCGTATGCCTTTTAGTGCCCGAAGAGCCCATATGAAGGGCTCAAAGACGGCCCCAATTGCTGCGCCCTCAAACATGGTTCTTATGCGATTACCTAGCTCACCCTCTTCTTCATTACCAGTAGCTGACAACCATTCTAATATGGGCGACTCCAGGGCAGGGAATTTTAGTAAGAAGTCAGCTAATCGTTCTTCAAAGGGATCGAATGCCGTAAAGTCTGTTATGGCTCCTGCTGCGGTTCCTTTAGCAAAGCCTTCTGCAACTTCTAGAACTTGTCGTTTTCGGGCTGTGGCCTGGGACACTCTCCCCGCAATTTTAGCCCCCTTGAAGCCTTTAGCTGCGAGCCCAATACCCGCATAGGAAGGGATGAACATCGTAGCAAATTGCGTTACGCCTTCCAGAAGACCCCCGGCCATTGTTTTTGATCTTCCTAAACCCAGAGCATCGGGGGCGTCCGGCAAAAAATCATCACCAGTCAGCCAATCCAGTAAATCCCATACTTCTGAGCCCGCTTCGGCCACGCCCCGGAATGGGGCAAGAAGAAGGTCGCCACCCACACCCAAGTCCTGAATGCCACGGACTAAACCGAATTGAGAAATATCTGTAGATTCAGGATTATCTGGGTCGAAATTTTGGTCTATATTTTCATCTAAAACAAGGCTCATTTTTTATCCTTTTCAGGAATAGCAGCGGCCTTACGAAGTCTTGGTATATCTATAAGGCTTCGCACGGGCGCAGCTAATTCAGTAACTAACATGCCGGTGATTGTCCCGACCCCGTATCCCTGTTGTTTGATATAGTTCGCAAGAGGGATGGGGACCAGTCGTGTCCCCCCTTTTTTAGCTACGGTCGCCAAAAAATCTACATAGAAACCATAAGACTGTATGACTTCCAAGTCTTTGGTTTTGGGATGTGTCCTTAGTTCCTCAACGGGTATCTCTTCCGTTTCAAGAACTTTATCCAGGGTGGAAAGAGACTGAAGCCATTCTTCTGGATCGGCAGTAAACAGGGTCTGTTGGGGGTTGGTTAGACTTTTAACCTTCGTTAAATCAACTCCGTGAATGCTGTACCCTGTTTTTGTGACAATATCTCGATGTAACGCCAGGGCCCCAAGTCTAAGGTCTGTAACATATTCAAAAGTAAGGTCTTGGTCTACAGCAGATGAGGCTATTATTGCCTTTCGTTCCTTATCCGTTACTACGAGATTTCCATGAGGATCAATTCCTGATGGGATCATTCCATCGGGCAGTTTTACTACGCCAGAGGTTGTGTATATTACATAGTTCCTCGCATGGAAAGGGATGCCATTTACAAATGCTCCCGTTTTGTTCAGTGCATGGTCTGCCACTTCACCTGCTGTCATATTCCATGCATCCCCCCATGTGGCAGGACGAGTTTTCCCGGTGGATTCATCCCTAATCGTTACAGGATTGGCATCACTACCCACCAGCGATCCTGCGAGTCCTGTTACGAATTTGGTAGCTTGTTGAACAGTTGATCCCGCTACGGACAGATATGTTCTTCGGTATCCCATTTGTGCTACCTGATTGGGATTCCTCAAGCCCAGTTCGGAGAGGGGGGTATTGGGAGTCCATTCAGGATTAGCTACTGGTACAGGACCATACCCCCAATTCCTTCCAGATGACTCCTGGGCCATACCTACTATTGCCCCCATCACCAGTTTCCTTCTTCTAGGGATATCTCCTCTCATTGTCCATTTGCCGAAACCGCCCATCCCAACCCCTGCTTCCGAACCTCCTACCCCCCAGTTCATAGCATTACGCCAAATGTTGCCGTACCATGTCTGGTTTTCTCCTAGTACCTCCCTCAACCTCATCAAGTGGTCTTGGTACTTTTTCTGTCCAAACGCCGCTTGCCAATTATATCCCCCCCATGCGGATAGTAGCTGTGACCCCCATTCATTCGGATTCTGTAGAAGGGCGTGGGCCCCGCTTGTCGAATCCATTGAGGTAGTTGGGAGGACATCCATTAGACTATTATTAACGGCATTACCCCCAATTCTTTTAACCCGTTCCTTCGTCTTCGGTTCGCCTTCCGAAGATAACTGTTCAATAGGTGTCTGTAATCTAGTGGCCGCTTCTAGCATTGCCGTTTGTAAAGAGGCCGGTATATTTAAGGCATCCATGTAGGTTTGATCAGGAATATATGTTTCCTTTTCGTCGGGAGCCGTCATGAGAAGCAGATTCTTACGAAAGTCATCATCGTAATTAGCGACCGCCTTAAACATTTCATCCGATGTTCCAGGTGCAGGAATCTCTTCACCATCAGCCCCCGTCTTAGTCCTATTTCTCACAGCAGACATCGTAGCGTGTATACCGGCTATATATTCGTTGGCTAGAAAGGGGACTAAACCACTTAGTATTGTTACGCCAATCGCATCCTTATTTAGCTCCGCTCTGTTGTCAAAGGACTCATAATAGGGTTTGAGCATCGCTTTAATACTATTCTCACGATTAGTTCGATTGACATATCCATGCCAACTCTTTTGAGTTAAAAGCGTGGTATTTTTCTGCTCTTCCGTTTGGTATTGACGTATAACGCTCTGAGAAGCAGCTACCATCATATTAGCCACTTCAGGGTCGTTGTATGTTTTGAGGTAGTATCCTCTCGCCCTCTCCACTGCGGCTTCATGAGATGGTGCGCCCCTTATTTCTGATGCAACTTCTTGAAAGTCTTCTTCGGTTGGCCGCAAGTTGATTCGGTTCAGGGCTGCTACTTTTTTGGGAATAGTTCCAGCCGCCGCTGCCGCATAGGCGGTAGTTCCGGGTGTAATAACCCCTCGCTTGGTCATGTCCTCTAGGATATTATTGTTGTTGGGTGTTTCGCCCGATTGTTGGACGTTGAAATATGAAACGGAGGTTTGATGTTCCATTTCCCTATCAGCCTTCGCTGTACCCGCACCACTTAAAGCATCATCGTTTAGCTTACCTTGCGCCCCCATTAGGGCGATATTTAGTTTAGAAAGAAAAGAAACATTGTTACCTAAAGCCAATGGTCCGTGCTGCTCTAAGCCCACTCTAGTAACAAACCTAGACAGATTATCCCATAGGGTGGCGGCGTCGTCGTGATGGCCCGCTGCTGCTAGTGCTTCTACTTCTTTGCTCTGTATTTGCACAAAGTTTAGTAGGTCATTCTCGTTTTCTAAATGACCACTGGCCCCAGTGGACCGATAAGTTTTATCGGCTTCCTTCCTATTTAGGAAGGCCATGTGGGCTAAGAGTTTCTTTTGCTTTTCCGTATACTTAGGCTCTTGGTATTCAACTGTCTCTTCCTTTCCTGTATCTATCTTATTGCCTTCCTCATCCAAATCGAAGTTTCCAAAGGCATCTAGGGCATAGACAGGAACCTTTTTCGTCTTAGGGAGGATAATATTCAAGCCATTATTCTTTGCGAATGTCGCCGCCCATTTCTGAGTGAAGTATTGGCCCTTATCATTAGCTTCAGGCTTACCAGTGCTGGGGTCTATGGGTGGGTCTTGGTATTCAGGGGCTATCCCCTTCATATTCGCATTAAAATTGTCGTTACGGCTCTGCTGTCGGTTTCTACGATCAGCCGCAATGTTCCATTTGTTCCGCTCCCCATCAATGTGAGCCAGGAACCCCTGAATCAAGCCGGGCAATTGCTCTGAAGCTGCCCGCCTGGCAACAGGGTCTGTAGGAGCTTGTGATTCCCACAGTTTTCGGGCAAAGTCCTCCGGCCTTTCTAGATCGGTAGGACTGGAATCTTGCCTATACCATCTATGGGCCGCATTTCTCAGATTTCGTTCATAGTCCCTGTTGTAAGACTGGCCTATAGATTCTTTAAGGCGGAAGATTGCGAAAGGGTGTATACCTTCAGGAAGCTGCCCGCTCTTGACCATATCGCGGACGATCTTTTCCTGCTGTTCCTTAAGCTGTCTATAGGTCTTATTCTCAGTGGCTATCTGTAACCAGTTGTCAGCCGCGATCTCCTCTTGGGTTCTTACTTTGGTCCCCAGTTTCCCTAGACTTTCCCCTAGATGTGAGAACGTCCCACCCACCGGCGCACTCCGACCCGGCTTGGCTGCTACGGTTCTTTGGATACCAGCAAGAGAGGAGTCTTGTGGTTTTAGTACAGGGGCAACAGTTTGTAGGGGGGCGGGCCGTGGGGTTCTAGTCGCCATTATTTGCCCTTTCCTGTCTCAGTCTCAGTCACAGTCACAGTCTCATCCCCACTACCTTGGGGTGCAGTCACTTCTGGTGGAACCGGAATCTTAGCGTAAGCTGCGATTCCGGCAGAAGCCGCTTGCATACCGACCATTACAGGATTGACCTGGGCCGGTAACTGCGGGACTTCTGCTGGGGCCAGGGGCCTAGGAAGACTGGCCAGTCGCTGGGTTTCTGCATCAGCATAGAGTGAGTCCGCTTGACGCATTTTGGCCTGTTCAGACCACTTTTGTTCCTGCGCTATGTTCTCAATATTCCGTAATTCATTGGCCATAATGTTGTCCATTAGCAAGCTAATCGTGTTGCCGTAGACCCCCCGGTCTGCGGCTGATGTCAGGGTTCTAGCTTGCTGCTCCCTCATTTCCTGAAAGATTCCAAACATCTCCTTTCGGGAGGACACTCTAGATTGATCAATACTTTGTAGGACGGCATTGTAATTCTTAGCTAGGGCTTTTCTTGAGGACTCAGCGTTTTGGTAGAACGCCTTTATCCGGTGACGGAAGTCCTTCTTCCTGTAGTCTAGTTCTCTGTCAAAGGCATCTTTTTGGTACTTTATTTGATTTGAAATAGTGAGATACTGTTCAAATCCAGAAAGTAGCGTACCAGCTACCGCCATTTCTACGCTTGCCTTATGAAGGGCCCCTGACCCAGCTTTATCCGCGAGCTTCTCTATCGCGTCATATGCAGGCGTAGTTTGGCTAATGGTTAGCATGTCGGACATATATGTGTACCTTTAACTTAGAATCGACTACTGCGTGCGCTAAACAACATCTCAAATTCCGCACTTGAAATGGCACAGGGCAGAGGGGAATCATTCAGTATCTTTATAGTTACCTGATCTGCTTTGGAATATATGGGGACTTTGTAGACCCCTGAATCCAGGGGCACTGAGTTCAGTTCAAGGCTGGCTTCGCCCAGGATGCGACCCGTAAACGAATAGGTGCTTGTATCGCGGTAATCAGGCTTGGTAGTTACCTTAAAGAACGATGTGTCATGATAATCCAAGGACAAGTACCGTACCTGTTTCCGGCCTTGACTTATAAGGGCAGTCTCGTTGCCTAGTGTGGTTTCACGCAGAACAACATTACTGAACTCATAGGTCATCGTATAGGCTTCACCGACAAAGAAGTCGATGGCCGACAAATCCTCGTTGACCGTTATGTCTGCACTTCCATTGGTTTGGGTGACTACAGATACTCGATTACCATCCTTAGTTATGATCTCGACGGAAGACGCATCACTATCATAAACTTTATAGGGGAGCGTTATAGTCAGGTTACCTGGCCCGGAGAACGTGCAAGCGGTATCGTCAGTCCTACGGTCCAGCAGGGTTCTGTATGTTGCCCCAGTATCCACCAATCCAGACTCTAGACGCATCCGCTCCAGGTAAATACCATCAGTCCTCTTCATGATTAGATATAAGGAGGAGCCCACAAACTCCATCCCGATGACATCAGCAATACTGACATCATCTTCTTGAGGGAAAACAAAGCGACTCCATGAGGATTGGACTCGACCAGAGTCTGGCCGGTCGTGAAACTTGTAGCAATAGATCACATTCCTGTTTATGTCTGTAGACAGGAATATCACATCTTCATGGGTGGAACCCGTCATTTGCCGCAAGGAGCCCTCGATGTACTGGGGTGCTTGGGCTGAGATGTCTTCAGCATCGAATATCGTTTCAGTATCACTTGATCGGAGATATTGGCGAAGGCCAGAAAAGTTACCACGGGAGAACCCAAAGTAAATGGATGACCCCAGGCTGATGGGCTGTAAGTCTAAAACCGAATCATAGGATGTTGTTTTTGTAATGGCCACAGTCTCTGGGCCCAAGGGGGCATTACCCGATCCTAAGATGAACTGGGTAGAGTCGCTGAATAAAATCAGTTGCTTGGATAATGGCACAGCGGATGTAAGAATTGATACTCTGCTGTGGGTAGACGCAACATCGAGATAGGCCGTTTCTTGTAGGTCTAGAACGGTTGTACGGAAGAAGTTAAAGAACTCTGAAGTCTCACTGAGGATGACGTTCTCATCTGCTAATAGCCCAAGACGATTCTTGAATACAAACATATCATTTATGGTTCGTCCGATAAACGTGGGGTTCGGGTTGGTATCCAAGTCCCCAGCCATCCTTTCACCCCAGATGGGGGCGGCGGGATAAGTGGTGGGCCCAACTACAAGTTCAGTCTCATCTAACTGAGTGAATCGGAAAGTGCCATCCGATTCCTTTATGAGCGCATGTGGCATTGTTGCGGGATCGAGCTTGTACTTTACTCCAGGCAGACGGGTTTCTTCCCAGGAGCCGGTAGAGAATACACCGTCATCAGCCTTGAATTTAATGTAGTAATCATCAAGCGTTTCATCAGCATTCCCCAAGACTTTCATGAAGAAGTCATGGGGTGCAAAGGTGGGTAAGTCAGTGAGTTGGGCGATTTCGGCTTTAGCGGATACAAGAGCCGTATTAGCCAGGCCATCAGATGCGGTTAACGAGAAGTCTGTAGCGTCATCGCTCTTAAACCACGCTACTGAACCTTCCCGTCTTCTGGTTATTCCTACAGCATTACGGATACCCACCAATGTGCTACTAGTTGAACCAGCGACGGCTTCACTGGGGAGTTTATATATAGTGACGTTTTTTTCATCCGCAGCAGCAGTTACTACGCCGGATTCCGTTATAGTTATTACTGTAGCTGTTACCGTATCTACTTCAAATACCCTGCTATTATTGCCGCTTTCCGCAGAACCAGAACAAAATATTTTATCCCCTGCCTCTAAGCCTGCATTTAAGAAATCGGGTTCACCGGCTTCATTACTATCAGTTATGGTGTCGCCACTACCAGATGTGGCAAAGGCGATATGGTCGTTAGTTGCATCTGCTCTAAATATAATTTCACCGGCCCCTAATGGGGCCCCATCTATATATTCGGTAATAGTGCCCCCGTCTGGTTCACCTTCACCTGTTGTGGCGTTGGTGGGGTATCTAAAGGAGTTGAAGCCGTAAGCAGTTCCGGTCGTGAGGGCCTTTCCAATATTGGCCGTGTCTATCGCCTCTCTAGCATCGAATGTATTAGCTTTAAGGTTCCCTATCTGTCCACCAGAAGTTTCATATTCTTTTACCTGCACTCCAGATGGTGTGGTTACTTCGGTTTTATATTCCACTCCACCTATCGTTATTGTGGCAGTGTAGATCGTGCCATAATCCCCCGTTTTCACATACAGCAATCCTTCAGGATTTCTGGCAGTATCCGTATCGCTGGTGAATGCAACTTCCTTGGACCGATTCACCAGAAACGTATAGTCAGCGATGGTTATGGCCCTTAAGTCCTTTTCTGCCGTTGAAGAACTTTGGGCCATCCGCAAGTATTCACGCAGAGCTACGGAGGAATGCGTGGTTACGGCTGAACCATCAGACAACTTTTTGACCACAATCGTGGGACCAGGATTTGAATCCGGTAAGTAGCTGCTAGTTCCAACATGCGACCCAATTGAATCAGCAGAATCACCTGATTCTTCGTCAAGGGCAAACCAGAATCCTTTACCAGATGTTAGACCATAAGTCGTCTTATCGGTATCTGATATATCCGCAAAAGTGACTCCCTTTCCGCTGTTATACAGTAAGCTGTGGAGCTTAGTCGCATCGAAAGCGGCTGGCGGTTTCCCTAATGCCATGCGAGACAAGGAGCCATCGAGATGGGATGTCCCCCCATTCCCTTGCCCCGTGTTGCCAAAGTTTACGGGATCGGAATTAGTATGGCCCGCAGGATCGAGAGTGATAACTTCGGTGTATGTGGTTCCTGCATTTAGCCGCAGATACATTGTGTCATCAATTATCCACGCAAGGAAGAAATTCCACCCACCCGCTGTCAGGGAATCGGCTGGCGAATCTAAGATGCAGTGATAATCTACCCCGTTCCCAATCCTGAAGGATAGGTAATCACCTGCACCCTGCATGATGGAGTATTCAGTATCGTGGGTCGAACTTGATGCCCCCATCTTTGAGACAAGCACCTGGTAATCATTTAGGGATGTGAGATTAAACCAACCGCTCAACCAAAAATCTACATCAGCGGCTCGCTGGAGATCAGCGTGTGAAGTCACGGCTAGATGATCTGTGTTTGCCTTGACGAACGTGCGTGATCCCGGTAGGTGGTCTGCCTCCACCAGCATGACGTATTGTTCATCAGCACTGAGATTGATGATGTGGGAGAAGTAGTCTTCAGGATTTTTGAGTGCAGGATCGTTACTGATTAGCTGGGCTATATGTTCTGTAGGTGGCCGCTTGGTTAGCCCGTCCAGCACTGAAGGAAAAGCGTTGTCCTGAGAGCTACACTGGTTATCAAACCGTACCGCATCGGGCTGCTGACTGACTCCCCCCAGCAGATTTGGGATGCTCTTAGAAATCAGTGAGGAGGCTTTGGCCATTAGGTCACCACCCTATCCACAACATTGGATCGGTTTATGATTCGGTACACATCGTTATTATCAAAGATCGTGAAGTCTCCGTCCTGAGCCTCATTAGCCTTTAGGGCTACAAGGGCCTGGTACTCATCTAGCTGGTTGTAAGTGTGCTGGTCGCTGGCCCCCACTACTCGATCTTGCAGCCTTCTCGCTGCCTTGATCATGATGTAATGACGAGCCACTTGCGGCAGGTCATCCCAGGGCAGCATGTAAACAATCGTGCATTTCAGGCTACTGGTGATTTCGTAGGTATGGTCCGTCTTGTTGTACAGTTTCTCGCCCCGCTGGACGTACTGGGTAATGCCGGAGTTGATGGACTCCACATCAATGTAAGCTGCCGTGGTGGGGATGAGAATCACATCGTCAACGGTAGGTGACAGGGTTACATCTGTTTCCCTGTTGAAGTGCCACCCGATGGTTTGGGTTTCCCTGGACACTTCCTCCAAGACATTCTTGGCCATCGAAACATCTGCTGTTTCGGTTGTGGGTTCTAACGTGTTAATTGGAGCCTCACCGATGGCCGAAAGCATCGTGTTTATTGCTTGAAGTTCAGTCGTTCTTGAAACGGCCATAGCATACTCCTGTTAGTAAGGATTACTCCTCTTCTTTGGTTGCGGCTTCTTTAGCCAGTTGGACGGCTAGTTCAGCATCCAAAAGAATACCATTCCCCGCTTGGCCTGCTCCCTCTAGCAACCCACTACCAGCCGTTCTTGCGCCGTTAATGAACCCTGTTGCGGTAGAGCATCCTCCGATGCCGCAGAGCATCACGATAAGACAGAAAGCGACGATCCTCATAACAATAGTATCCTTTAGGTAAAAAAAAAAATGAGAAGCCCCCCGTGAGGGGGGCCTCCCACTGAAAGGAAGAAGAACAGTTCAGGACATTAGAACGCGAGTTCAAACAGACATTCGTGACGAAGGATGTCATGACCCATCGCGTAACCGGCCACAACCAAATGGCCTTGTCTTTCGATTCGGCGTTCCGCCTCAACTTTGAGGTCACGGAGCTTGACTGTGGCGAGCCCACTCTTGTGGTAGCAAAGTGCCACAGGAGTAATTGTATCGCCCGTAAAGTCCAACGCACCGTCCCCAAGCGTGGACTTATCGCCAGCCGCTTTGGTTACATCCGCAGCCGGAATGTGGTTCGTCTTAAGAATCTTAAATCCCGCGACAGTTCCCACGGTTCCGCTTGCCAGTGAGCCATTCCCATCGTTACCGAAGTCACGATTAAGGATAAGACCACCAGCCGTGCCATCAGTTGCAATCAGCTTGTAATAAGCATCTGGAGTGAGGGCAATGTAACGATCAGAAGCAGGAACGTCCATGACATCAAATCGCTGGGCAGCCGCAAATGCACCTTTAATAAGACCGGCAGAAGTTACTGCCGCAGCCGAACCAACCTCAAGGTCGAATGTTCCGCCAATACGAGAAGTTGCGCCCGTAGCACCAAAGCGGTCTTCAGTCACACGGGCTCCAATAATTCCCAACTGAATCAGGGTCTTATCAGCTTCCGCAGACAGGGCTCGCGCCATTTGCTTGGAGTATTCGCCACGAATGTCATAGTGATTCTTGGCCTCATCAAGCGAGTCGATGAAGACCGAAGAAATCAAGAGATCATTAATCGTAACGATCATCTCGTTCTTGGAGATGGTGGACAGGTATTCCGGCGCGGCTGCGTCATCGGCCAAGATATCCTGACCGGGGACATGGTACGATGCAGTCGCCGTTCCCACTGCTGGGAATTGGGCCGATTTGCCGGACGTAATCGTCCGCACAGTCGTCGTCGGCAGCATCACATTAACTTCATCAAAGACGGTAATAATTTCTCCACTGAAAACCTTGAGAAACAGGGCATCAGTGCCGCCCGCCAATTTGATTTGTCCCAATCGGGACGGGGTAGTAGCAACATAAGCCATTAGATGGCCTCCTAGAGAGTTTAAGGATTAGAAGAGACACAGGTGTCGCTAATCCAGACGCTCTAGCGGCCAGTTGTCCACCGCAGTGGGCTAGACTCTATTCTGTTGAATCTAGCGACGGAAGGGAACCCGCATACCAGCCTTCCGGCAGGGATACGGCATTGGAGGATAGCTCCCATTCGGAGCCATTCCAATGATATACATGACCTTTTACATCATGGCCCAGGCGGACTAGGCCAGTAGATTCAGGAACCATTATTACTCGACGACCTCCGCAGCCAAGCATCACGAATGTGCTTAGGAACAGAAGGAGCGTCAGTAGCAGTGTACGGTTCATCTAGTTTTTGACTTATAAATGGTACTAAGGCTTTGAACAGTTCAATTATAGCGGCAAATATTACGCTATACATTAGGATGCCTTCTTGATATTCATACGAGCCCCTGTGTAGCCCATCGCTACCAAGGCCATTTCTACAACTGCGGCTACTTGGACCCACGGGCCTTCAGTTGGGACTATGCCTGAAGCAATGACGGCTCCCAAAGTTGCTGCGCCTACAGCCAACCAAAATTCAGTTGTTTTGTATCCTGGTTTCGGCATCATTCATCCCTTATTAGAGGTTAGATATTCCTATACGCTCCGTAACACTATTACGATAAGTTTCGTCAGTCTGGTAACGAGAGTCACGCATAGCCCGTTTAACCTGATCCCACGATCCGAAAGCATTGGAGGTTTGAACGGAGCTAGTGTTCCCCATTATGGCCTTTGGCGGCGAGGGGTTATCACGGGTACGTCGCGCGGCCAGGCCCTCTACTGCCAGCACCTTCTGATTCAGATCACCTTCAACGATGATCTTATCATAGGAATCAATATCTGCTTGCGACATATTTTCAGTGGCCCATTCTAGAAGCTGGCGATAATTATCCTCGCCACCAACCGGGGCCATGATCTTCTCATTCATTTGCTCCGCTAAAAGTTTCTGCCCTTCAATATATGACGCAGCCATGTGTGCTGGCATCCCTCTGGATCGAAGGATTTCTAAGGTCTTTTCGGACAACTTCCCTTCCGCATCCATTTCCTCCCGCATGGTCGAAATTTCGTCTTCCGTAAAGGGTTCCTCTTTGATTTCAGTCGGAACTTCTGGTTTCTCTTGTGGAGTTCCAGATTGTTGCTTTTCCAATTCTGCATAGGATTTTGCCAATCCCTCCACATTAACCGTTCCATCTTCATTTACAAACTTATCAGGAACATGGAACTTGTTGTCAATTGTCAGAGTCTCTTCAGACTCTCTCTGGGGAGCCGCTTCCACTTCAGCGGGGGCTTCTGGGCCAGTTTCTTCAGCGGTAATGTTGACTTCAGCCATATGTGTCTCCTATGCCATTTCGGCCATTTGGGCTTGTTGTGGAGCGGCCATTCCAGACAAGGCTTCTGGGCCCATCTGCTGCATCATCGCTGCTTGCTGCTGTTGCTGCTGCTCCATCTGAATTTCTTCTTCGCTCTTGATTAACCCAGCGGTATCAATTCCCAAGGCCAGGGCTCTACGATCCATATATTCCCTGAAGTTAATATACTGCCCCAGCACTTCTGGGCCAAGAAGCTGCCCTACACCAGCGATGAACTCATCCATCTTATTCAGATCATTACCACGGCCCAGGGCCTCAATGCCCGTAACAATAACCGGGTGAACCACTGATTCGCCTTTTGCGGTAGATGTTTTGGGAATCTTGCCTTCCTTGCCCATGCTTTTCATCAGGTAAGTGACGAGGGGTAGTTGAAATTCTTGGGAAAGGACGGAATAGATTCCGCCTAATTGACGTTCGATGGATTGGGTTACAAGGCGGACTTCCGCTGCGGTCACCCTTTCAGCCTGTCGAATAGCGTTATCAGTCAGCAAGAACGCATACGCAAGCCTATCGCTAATCGTTTGTATCGTTTGCGAAGCAATCGCAAAGTCTTGACCTTTATTAAGCTGGAGAACTGATACGTCATTTGCCGAGCCTTCCACGATAGCACCATTTGGGGCCTCCGCCAGTACTCTGGCTCTAGTAACCCCATTGGGGGCTACCATAAATAGACATTTACTGGCGGCTGCGGCAGCTTCTACAACCGCCATCATGAGGGACTCTAGACTTTTTAAGTCCCCTAAATATTGCTCAACATATCCCCTTCCGTAATTCTCCCCTTCTGCACGATTCATGCGTAGAACAATATACGGGCTTTCAGCCGCCCTAAATTCGCCCTCAGAATCGGGAACTATAGTCCCCAATACCTCTTGGAAAACCACTGCCTTATCAGGTGGTCCGGTGAGTTCGCCAGATTTATTTGACGAATTGATGTACCGAACACAGGTGTATAGCTCAACGTCATCCCCAGTGCTGTATTCGGAATTAGATGCAATTGCCGCCTGGACGGATTCGGGCAGCATGTCCGATTGAAGCGTTTCCTTAATAATGATTTTACGAACCCGTCCCATTGGGCATCTCTGGATCACATACCTGTCCAAATGGATGACCCGCATACCCCCATCTTCGGGCATATGCATCAGGACATTTCCCGCTACTATCAAGTGCTTCAAGCCTTCAAATGTCTGGATTCGATACCCCTTGGTTTCGATCTCTGACATGATCACATGCTCGATTTCCGACATGACGATCTCAGTTTTTGTCTGCTCTAACTCTGGGTCTTCAGCAGCCTCAATCCTCATCACAGTTGCCGGGTCCATCATAAGACGGAAGAATGGTGCATTGGGTGGCAATAAAGAGAGGAGGAGGGCGGACCCCAGATTGTTGACTCCCCGTGCGCCGACGCTTTGGTAGGGTGTCGGTAATTCAGATGTATGGTTATGGCCCTCATCTACGAAGAGAGAGGGTAGAGTCAGCCTGGCTGAATCTCTGGCTCTTTGGAGATAACTATATCTCTCAGTCTCTAGTTTTTGGTATAGGGCTTGGGCTGAAATCATGCTACACGGGCTCCATAGTTACCGGCTTTGCCCGTCCGAAGACTCCCCTTGCCCCCTTTCCTGCGACCAATCGCTAGACTGGATTGTGTTCGCTTTGCGCTCTTAGGCGTGGCCTGAATGGTCAATTGCTGATTCTTTGGGGCTTGGGGCGTTCTGGTGCTTTTCTCAGCTTCCGCCAACATCTTGGTTTCTTTAGCCTGTTGGGCCATCTGCTTTTTGGCCATCTTTTTCTGCGCTCTTCTCTGCTGGATAGATGAGACTGCCATAGACCCACTCGCAATAATAGAGGCAATAACAATGGACAGACCT